TAACACCCCACTCCATTTCTTTCATAAAAAATTGTTCTTCTTTTCTATAACTCATTACTTGCTCCATATTTTCTTCAATTGTTTGTCATCCACACCATACTTCATAATGATTGTGGTAACTTGTTCTTTGGTTAATATTTCTAAGTGTTCTTCCACTTCTCTTGTACTACATTCAAAGTAATCAGTTAGGTGTTCCATTGCCCACTTTTCTACTTTTGATTTCTTTTTCGATTTTACATATCTTAAGAATGTTCTACCCTTTGGTATAATATCTATATAAAACTGATAAACATTTTTAGGTGCCAACTCCCAAAACTTTTGTATTTCATTTACAACCTGAATCCATTCTGGTTTCATACTAAGAAAACGATGAACCATATAGTTACTCCATGTCTTCTTATCACCATCATCAAGTGATTCCCAATACATTGGATTCTGTACATTTGTAATTTGTTTTATGTGGTCGAATAAACTCTTAGACATTTTTGAAACCTTTAATATAAATAGTTTAGTTTTTCATGAAAGTGTATTATTTTTAATATCGATTCGTATGTGGTGTTCTTGGATATGAACGCCTGTATTTTTTGTAATCTTGTGTATCCAAATAGTTTGTACCTCTACTCTCACCAACCATATTAAAATCTCCGAACTCAACACAATTATCTGTATAGTTCATCTCTTCTGATTTTAATGATTGGTTTATCACCAAATTATATTTCCCATCTCTAACTGACATAAACACATCATAATTAAAATCTGCATTAGTGATATCATTACCTGTAACTAATAATCCTTTTGCCTTAAATTTAATATCATAATCACCTTTTATTTTATATAATAACCACAACCAAACTTTTACATCATCCACTACTGATTGTATAACACTTTTCTTTTTATCTTTAATTACAATATTTTCGTTTGCAAAGTTCAACCAACATGAACTAAAATCTATATTACTTGGTTTACCATAAAAATCCATTGTTTCTATTTGTATCTGATGTGGTTCGTGTGTAGAGTGTTCTACATCTAAAATCTCTAATAATAATTTTGTTAATTGTGTTCTTGCAGTTCTATTTAGTGCATTATTTCTAAAATCATTACTAACCCACTTCTCTAAAAAATCATTATCAGCAATATCATAATCCGATTTGTGAACCTCTAATGGTGTTCCCTCATATAATTGTGTTGGTAACATCAAACTAACTCTACTCAAGTATCTTAAATTCTTGTTGTACTCAGAAAATCCCATAGGAACATCCGTTGTATTACTGATGTAACTTGAGTTCTTATATAAAAAATGTAGGTTCTGTAAAAAATCCATTGAGTTTTCTTGTGGAAATGCTGGTATCCAATTGATAGATAATCCTATATTATTATTGTGTGTAGTTCTCATCACTTGTTCTATATCATCTGTAGTTTGTCCCTTTTCCATCAATCCTAAAATTTTATTTACTCCACTTTCTACACCAACTTCCATCCATTTCAAACCACTCTCTGCTGCCTTCTTCATCATTTTATCATCCATCTTTTTAGATGTTCTACAATACCCACCCCACTTTATATCGTAAGGTAGTTCGTGTATTAAATCAATAACCTTTGAAAATTGTTTTATAGAACCATTCATTAGTGAATCTACAAACCAGAATTGTTCTACTCCATGTTCCTCATACAATTGTTTTATATCATCTCTAATTTTTTCTGCAGATTTATGTCTGTATAATCTCGTCTCTTGACAGAAAGTACATTTGAATGTACAACCTCGTGCAGTTTGTATTGGTATCATAAGTGAGGTTTCTTTGTTTAGGTTTCTATACAACTCCATAGTATTGGAATCCCATTTAGGTGGTATCAAATCATTCATATTTACTATTTGTGATTGTCCACCATAGACTGGTTTTCTACCACTTCTACCCTCTGGTAATGCAGTAGGGAAACTTGGTGTTATTCTATCCCATATCCAAACACCTTTTACACCATCATAGTTTTGACTGAGTTCATAACTATTTGCTAAATCTCTTATTATTATTTCACCCTCATTTAATCCACAACCTACATCTACAAACTCTCTGTAATATTTTTTACCATCTTTTGTTGCAACTAATCCACCTTTTTCTGAATCAATACAATGCGGTCCACCATACCAAATCTGTACTTTAGGATTTACTTGTTTTATTTTTCTAGCGATATAATCTGTTATTAATATATTGGTTTCATATGTGGTGAAACATACTGCATCAAACTTTGACATTTTATCAATCCAACTATCCCAAAACTTTTCAAATATTTTAACAACATCTTCAAGATTTTGTTGTAGTTTTCTACCATCCATGATTGGACCTTCTGTATGAGAGAATCTCCAAAACAATTCTCTTTCATTTCCAAGATAGTATGCAGATAATAAATTCAAATCTATCTGTTCAGTTTCATGTCCATCATGTTCTAATGCAGCAGATAAACTACCAAGTGCAAACGATGGTGTTATCAATGACCATTGTGGACACAAACATAATGCTATCTTCATTTGAATGTATTGCCTTCCATCCAAGTTATGATGGAATATCGCATACCTTTTGTGATTGGTGCAACTCTATGTGATAAGAATGATGGGAATACTAACAAACAACCTTTAGTTCGGTTACCTGTAATCAAACCTGTACCCTCTGTATTAGTGATACCAAATTCAAAATCACCACCCTCGTAATCATCACCATTTGATAATTGAATGATTGCAGTGAGTTTTCTCATAGAACATTCGTGTCTACCATAATCTGTATGCCAGTTATAAGTTCCACCGATTCCATACTTTAAGAATCTAAGTACATCTATACTATTTATATCATATTTAAAGTATTGTGTGTTTGCAACATTGATTGCACCATTTAATCTTTTGAATAAATTCTCATCGTGAAAATCTATGTTAAGTGTTTGTCTAACATTTTTATTGACAACATTACCCTCGTAATCACCAACCAACTCACCATCTGTTAGTTCCTCTGTATCGAGTGTTTTTATTAGTTCATCGCACTCTTTATCACTCAAGAAATTTTCTTTGTAAATAACAAATTCAAATGTTTCATTTTTATCATACATAATGATTACCACCTATAAATGTAACTACAACATATCTATCGTTAGTAGTAAATTTTTTAACTTTGTGTCCAGCAAATGATGGAAACATAATTAGTTTACCAACCTCTGGTTTTACTTTAGTATCCCAAATCTGTAACTCTCCACCTTTGTAATTATCATTCAGAAATAATATCGTGGTAATTTTAGTTGCAGTATTAGTTATATCACCTGGTTGAATATCACAATGTAATGTTTCTGATTCTTCAAAAGTATTCCAATAATATTCTTTACCATAACAACCTTGAACACCACTTATATCTAATTTAAAACTTAAATCATTTGCAAGTTTAACACACTTAAAAATACTATCAGAAAGTTTTTGATTATCTAACTTAACAAATTTACCATTAGGTACATCATCCCAACCATTTTCTTTTACCTTGAGTGTACCTTGTGATTTAATTTCTGATATTATATTATCACACTCTTCTTGAGTTAAAAAACTTTTTCGTTCTAAATACCATTTAAATAATTTGTTTTCTTTAAACAAACGCATCCCCTAAATATAATTCTTGAACCACATGTCTTCTACCTTTAGTTACTGGTGATACTCTATGTGATAAGAAACATGGAAAAATAGTTATACTTCCTTTCATCTTTGGAACTTTAAACCATTCTCCTTTTCTATCTTGTACACCAAACTCTAAGTAACCACCCTCGTACTCATCATTCAATTGTACCACTGCGGTTAGTTTTCTTGTATTACTATCCGTTGGATTTAAATCCATGTGCCAGTTATAGTGTCCACCAAAACCATACTCAATATACTTTAACTCTTTATCTATTTCTTGTATATCAAACTTGAAAGATTTATCGTTAACTAACTGAACCATTTGAAACATTTTATCAGATAACCAATTCCAATCTAACTCTGGTATTGCTCTGTTATTATAATCTTGTGGTTGTTCTAAGAGATAAGATTCTTTTGTGATTCTTACTTCAGGTATTATAGTATTTTCACGATGTTCTGTTGAATCATCTGAAACACAACCATCAACAAGTTTTTCATTATCATTAATGGCATCTATAATTTCTTGACATTTTTCCGAAGTTAAGAAGTTCGGAATCTGTACATAAAACCTAAAATCATCATTTTTTTTCATTACTTCTTTGGTAAATTATGAACTAATATATCACTTGAAAAGTAAGTATCAATATCCTCTACATCTAATGAGTAAAATGTGGTTGCACTTGATTGACGAGCAGCTGAAGTTACTTCTACCCAACTACCATCGTGTTTATATAACTCATCTCCTACTTCTACTTCATATCCTTTTATAAATTTATAATGACCAACACCTAATTTGTTTACAAATATAGATGCAAGTTCAGGTATTTTAATACTACCATTTAATAAATTATACTCTTTTTCATTTCTACTATAAGTTCCCACAACTACAGAACCACTTGCATAACTACCACTTAAATCATTTGTTGAGTATCCAAAAAAATCAATATCGTT